CTGTTTATCTCCGAAATATGGTTCAGCATAGTGTTTACAATTGATTCCAGCAAGTCCTGTTATAGAACCATAATCAGTTATTTCGACTAAATCTTCACGTTTTATTATTGTTCCTTGCCAATCGAAATGATCAGGTCTACACTGCAAGTGTTCGCTTAGATATAAGTATTCAACATCTAACACACTAGCAACCTCTAAATTAATATTATTAGATAATTGCCTAGCACCAGTTAATATTTCTCTTCTAGCCGTTCCAGCAACATCATAGGTTCTTATTCCTGTGATATTTCCTTCATCATCGGTCGTATTATAGGTTAAAGTAGTAATGCCTTTATTGCCTAATTTGTCTATTGATTGTCTAATTGCTTCTTGGTATGAATGTGTACCCATAGATGTTTTCAAATAACACTCTTCTATGACATTTAAATAAGTATCTCTTGTGGCTTGTTCTATCTTATCAGACATCTCTATAAATCTATTAGAAATCTCGTTATAAGCATAGTTAATCATCTTTTGGATAGTGTAATTTTCAACTAATATCATTGGATTAACTTTTAAAACCTCATCTTCAAATAATCGATTTAGATTATCTAAATTAACAGTTTCAATACCTATCTCATTTAAAGCATTTTTAACAACTTGTTGAGACTTATTAGTGTATCTCGCGATATATTCGATTATCTCTTGATTAAATAATCCCATTTCATCAAGTTTTTTTATTCTCCAATAATCACTATTTTCAAATTCTTCCGAAAATAAAAAATGTCTTGCTATTATCTCTAACAATTCATTTTCTATATTCTCGTACATTTCAACCAGTGGTTTTATTGCTTTTTCAATCTTTTTATCCACGGATTATCACTCCACTAAATCAAACTCACTTCCATCAGTTATCGTTTGTTCTTTTATTTCTTGGTTCATTTTTTCAGCAAATTTAATCGCTTCATTATCTTTTAACTTATAAACGTCTCTATAGTATTGAGCCTTACTAATCAATTTAGAATTATATTCAGTTTGTGCCTGTAATCTAGTCTTCTCAGTGTCTTCAATTATTGAATCATCATAAAACACTGATACACTAAATTTAGTCTTTATTCCAATTAATTCAGCAATACCATAGATCAATTGAGTAATTGCTTTGGTAATAATATTCTCTTGTTTTTTAATCTTACGATATACATCACTATTAGCACTCATTACGTTATCAGTATTTACATATACTTCACCATTTTTAAACTTATAATAATTATGACCTAATCCAACTTTTGCAGTATATAAATTTAGTTGTGCTTGAATAGCATCAGTTAATTGTTCTATTCTTAAATCAAAACTTGATTCTACTAACTTATCGTTTTCTTTTCCAGGATAAGCATAAAATGCAACATCATTTTCATCAAAAGCTTCAACTGTATTACCATTACCATCAATATTGAATTGCACTGCATTAGTTGGAACATAAACTCTTTTTCTACCAAGTGCTATTTCATTATCAAAACTATCATAAGCGCGATCTAGTGAAATAATAGTATCTAAGGCATTAGCATAACAACTAATTCCATAAGGACTGTTAATATCTAAATTATTAACTTCTGGAGTAAATAACATTGCAAATTTAGGAACAAATGATTTTGTATCTATTAGCCTTGCATTTATATCAACATCTTGTTCAATATAATTTTCAGAATCATTCTTTCGTAAATACTTTCTATTATGAATTATATAACCAGCATCAGTTAAAATATGTGCATTGATATACATCTCTGTTCCCTCTAGTGTTTTTCTTTTGTTCCAAAATAAAACTGATTTAACATCATTTTTATCAGAATCTAAAATTATGATATTAGTTGCATTAATATAGTTTATTCTTAACACATTATTATCTAAATAAGATACGTAAGCACCTGTTCCTAATGCTTTTACTAATTGCATAAGTTTATTAGAATTATCTAGGAACCCATTTTGTTCTAAACAAGCATTAATTTGTTTTTGAACTTTTTCTTTATCAATCGTAATATCTAGTTTTTCGTTAAAGAAAAAGTCTGATAAATCGCCACAACTTTGACTAGTAATATTCAAACTTTTATATGTTCTCTTAATTAATTTTTTACCATTGTAAATATTATAATTATGGTGTTTTGTTTTCCCTCCAAACCAAGTTAACCATTCCGTAACTCTTTTTTCTTGTTCCTCATCTATAACATCACTGCTATATCCTAATTCATTTAAAAAATCTTTAACAACTTTTTCCATTTGTATCACTCCTTTAGTTTATTTGAACTAATACATTCATATAAGGTTCTGTTGAATATTCTTGAGCATCCAAACTATCAACATCTTGTTTCCCATCATCTAGTCTCACATCATTTTTATCTTTCTCCCATATTGCTGTTTTATATGCCATTATTAAGTCATTACAACTCTCTAGGACAAAGTATTTATTAGAACTAAACATCTTACAATAGAACCTAATTCTATTTAATATAGGACCTTTTATTGCATTATTAATAGGTATTCCTATTTGATGTTCTCTTAAGGCTCTTTGAAAACCAGCAATAAGTGTTTGTTCAGCACTATCACAACGAATATCAACAATATTTATCGTTGGATATTCTGTTTTTAATTCCATAATAAAACTAACAAATTGCTCTGTTAGTTCCTTATCATCTATACGTTTTGCTATTCTCTTATGTTTTATTGTTCCAAACTTTCTAAAGTTATATGTATAACCAGTTGCGTTGAAACTATGTGCTGATATATTTCCACCAAAGTCCACACCTACTGTTATGAACTTTAATGATCTTCTTAATTCATTTACACAATTACCTTTATCATCAACTTTATTCCAGTCTTGCATTTTAACTATGTGATAATCTTTAAATTCTTGATAAATAAGTCCTTCAGCAACTACTCTCCTACCTAGTATATCTCTTTGATACCAAATAGAACTTTCATCATACTGACTTATTATTTCTCTTTTTCTATCTTCTGTAATAGCGTTGTTATCGTATATCGTAAAGTGCTTATAATTATAACCACCTACTAATCCTTGTTTTTCCCATAAGTCAAGATAATCAGTATATATTGTATCTAAAGGATTGCCTGGATTTAAATCCCAAAACCATTTTGGATTTTTACTTGCTAATTGACGAGCAAATGCTACCTTAATAAACGACTCTTTAGAATTATCACTATCATAATGTTCGTTGATTTCAGTTGCTATCCATAAACCGTATGAGTTACCTAATATTTTCTTGTAACTATCAGCTTTACCACCGCCAACAAATATTACTACTTTCTCACCAGTTTTAGTTTCAACGAACAATGCTTCATTTTCCTTGAATTTTCCCCAACGACATCTGCCTTTGAATAAATGTTCTAGTCCAAAACCATTACATTCACCAATATTTAACTTTGCATTTGCTAAAGTACTACCACTAGCTAAATGTATTTTATCTGGAGTATATTCAAGATTTAATGCAAACATTATACAGTTATCTATTGTTTTACCAGCACGAACTGCACCTTCAGCAACATTTGCTTTATTATCTTTACTTGCTAATATATAATCAATATGCTTTTGACTAAATGGCAACCATTTTATTGTTTGCATTATTTATCTTCCTTTTTATTAAATCCTAACATATCTGCAAGTGTTGTTAAATCTTCAATTGCATTTGTCTTAACTTCAACATTTTCTTCCCATTTGAAATTATTTTTTAAGTTAAATATAACACCTTGTGCTATACCTTTTTTAAATAAGCAACACTCAACAAACTCCTGTACTCTCTCCTTCGCGCGTTTAATCGTGTAACAAAATTCGTCTTCGTAAGTTTTCTCGTAACGTAGTAGAGTTTGTCTATCCATATCTAGATATAAGGCTAAGCCAGTAATAGTATAAGGTCTATGTGATTCATCACAATAACTAAAATATTCATCTATTAATTCTTGTAACTCTTCAACGTTTTTATATTTTCTTGGTCTACCGACTTTATTTTTCTCTGGCAACGTAATCACCTCATCTCTTCAAATGATTCTCTTTGATTAATCTTTTATTTTTACTGGTCCTATCATATCTATGATCTTTCTCAAACATCCTTAACATTGCATCTATTGCTAACAATTGTCTCTCAAGTGGCATAAATCCTTGTTCATTTATTTGTTTTAGAACATTGTTGATATAGTTATATAGTTCCATATCCCTTGATTCAACTATATGTAAATACTCATGGCCTGTTCTTGTTAAAACAGCTCCATTTTCAATAGTTTCTTTGCCACCATTGCATTTCTTTTTAAGATGATGATAGGTATATGGGTTCTCTTTACTTACTTTATAACCCATCCAGTCTATTTTATGGATGTTATACTGATTAATCATTATTCTTAATTTTTCTCTCATAATCATTTCCTATTTTTTTGGAATTGATTTTTTCTTCTTGTTAGTTTTATTTTTCTTTTTTAGATTTTCTTCTGTTCTATAAAATTGTGTTATATTTTGATTATTTTTCTTTTGTCTACCAAGTTTTGTCATTTATACCTCCAAAATTAAAAGAACTATTTCTAGTTCTTCAAGGGTAGTTAATATGAGTGTTGTACTATTAAAAGTACTATACCGATAATAAACTAAATTTGTCTGCATATGCATATTTATTATCAGTATACTAACTTTAATAGTTAAGTTAGTATGTACAATTGAAATAGGAATTTATATGAAATTCTAGTATCATCAGTACACTATCAATTATGATAGCGTTAAGGGGATAAATTTATATATAATAAATTCATCATATCAAATATACCACATAGGGGGTGTAATAAAAGTGTAATCTTTCACTTTTCAAACAATTTTCTTGTAATTTGTTTAACCCTATCAGGACTATACCCTAATCTTTCAGCTGTTTGATTAACTGATAATCCCCAATAATACCTACATCTAAATACTTTTTTCTCTTTACCTGACATTTTTTCTATCATTGTCTCAATTTTATCTAATGTATGGTTTATAATATCTAATTCACCTTGCCTTAATTCTCTTTTCTTATCTAACGATTCCAGTTTAGCAAATACTCTTGCAAATTTATCATCAATTACATTCATAGTTTCTACTTTTAACTCAGAAAAAGTTGTGCTATGTAATCCAAGTTCTTTTTGAATTTTATATTTAATTGTTTCTTCTAAACCTTTAACCAATTCTTCAAGTATTTTTTTATCTTCAAGCATATCTTTTAAATCTTTAAACACTATTTCCTCCATATTGCACCAAATACCCCCAATTACTTTATTTAACTATATTCTTTAACTCTTCATCACTGTATTGCCTATTAGTGTATTTTACTGGTAATTTCTTTTCAGCAGTACAGATGCTTTGCATCATAAACTGTCGATTATCAGAAGAAACTAATTTATTT